CGAGGATATCCAATCGCCTATATTACCAATCCCACCTGCTATCTGTTGTCCAAACGTAGGGGCAACACCCGCCGTCTGCTCAGAAGCCATTACACCTTCCCATTCATCTGCCATGTTATTAGCATCATCAGGGCTTTGGTTAGTATATCTGATCAAAGCTGTGATAGCCTGTTCTCTATTTATTTGTCCGTCAATGAATTGATTTCTGATTTCATCCAGGTTAGTTGGTCCAGCAGGGGCGGTGTCGGCTCCTGTCTGGGGTAATGTTGGAGCTGGCACACTTGGTAATGCATCAACTCCTGTAATAGTCTCATCTCCAGGAGAGTTAAAATACCCTGTGTATTGTCTCCTAAGAGCAGCTCCTGCCGATCCTCCGGGCGTGGTCGTATTCCCTTGTAATCGTTGGAGCCACGAAGTGTAATCTAATTTCTGGTTCCCTGATGGATTTGTTATCATAGCCATGTTAATTACCTCCTGTAGGTGGTACTAGTCCTAAGTTTTCTAATCTTGTCTCTGCCGTTCTTGCTCCCGGTCTAGGTGTTCCCGGAGCTACTGTTCCCGCTGGTGGCGGTGGAGGTGGCGGTGGCACACCCAGTGCTGCATTAGGCATAACTGTAGGTGCGAATGTCGGACCAGCTCCGCCCATTGGGGGCATCATCGGAGGCATCATCGGAGGCATTTGTCCCTGTGGGGGTGCCTGCGGTGGTGGCTGCGGTGGTGTCTCTTGGGTAAGGCTCATAGCCAATTTATCATCCTCGATCCTTTTGACCAAAAACATTCTTTTCAATTCCAGTTCATATAATTCAACTAAGTCTTCTTTTCCTCTTCTGTCTAATGCTTTAATATTTTCATAGACATCGGCTTCGGGTAACATTCTTTCTGCACGTTGAGTCCTTATGACATCTTCCATCTGATCCCCGGACTGCAATCCTAATATGTTATCTCTGATATATGTATCTGATAACAATGGTGAAGGTCCTTCTCTGGCAATTTGAGCCATAGACATCTTTCCCATATCGTCCTGTGGTAGTTGGCTGACGAACGACACTTCTACATCACCTGCCTCCTTGATAGTATCAGGGCTTATCTCTTCTTTGAAATACATTCTGTTTCTATCTCTGCCACTAACCTCGAAGGATTTGAAAGCACCCGATATATATTGATCACAAATCAGGTGGAAAATATTTCTGAAAGCTTTTTCAAGTGCCTGTGTTTTCGGAATCAGTATTGTTTCAACACCTTGTCTGAGTGTATTGATAGCGAACCCTGACAAATTACGATCTGTCTGTCCATAAACATTATAGGGTAGGGAACCTCTCTGGAATTCTCCTGATACGAGATTCATAAACGCACCAGATTCTTTAGCCATCTCCAACAAGCCTAACGGCTCTACATCTTCTCCCTGTGCCAGGCTTAATTCGGATCCTTCTATATATGGATCTTCTTCTAGTGCTTTGTTGCCGTCTCTGGATTTAATTTTGATTCCAGGTTTCTTAGCCCTGGCGGCGAGCTCCAGCATGATACTCATCATTTCATTGTGCTTTTCGTATATCTCTCTATTGGCCTTGAAGCAGGACTCTCCTATATCTTCTATAGTGTCTGAGCCGTTACCAGATTCAGTTATCGTCTGAACCAAAGGAGTAGATCCAACGGGTCCTATAATCACTGGCACACGATTCGATCCGTGCTTAGTTTTACTTTTTAAAATTCTGTCTGCTGTGCAAACTATATTATCTTCTGAGTCATAAAAATCATAAACATCTATTCCGTCATTATCGCCATCACCTACAGTCATGATTGCATCGCTCATATCAACGCCCCAGATAGCTTTGATTTCAGAGTGAGTTCTTTTAGTTCTGTAACAAGCCCACCTTAATCCGTTCTTTCCTTCTGCCCAATAAGTATGAAGGGGATCCCATGGTTGAATCTCTACATGAGTTTCTCCATCATCATCTTTCACGAGCAACGCTCTTGCCGCATACCATCCACGAAGAATAACGAACCATGACATCTGATCTCTGACTGTGGGTTGGAACTTACCTGTGAGTCTGTCATCAGCGGATTTAATCAATCCTATGAGAAATTTTTCTTTCAGATCATTATTTTCCCTTTGTTCTCTTTTGGAATTACCATAAGGGATACGAACGATCATCTCGGCTGATATTAGCCATGATATAAGTTTGTCTGCATATACCTGTGGTTCGTTGGAAGTATAGGATTTATATCCTTCCCCCGCATCATATGGGTCAAGTTTGTAGATTTTGTGATCATTATCCATCCTGGTACGCAATGGTTCTGTACGATCGAAATGATTCTCTACTAATTCGACAATTGATTCTGGTGTGTAATTAGCCATTTACCATCGCCTAACTTTAATAATATTTTTTTCAGCTATATAGCCATAACCGAATCTATCAATCAATCCATATATAACGGCTTTGAGACCATGATTGTACTTATCTTCAGGGCTATCCCCAACTATTGTACCATCCCGATCCATCCTCCATCTATACGCTTTTGTCTGTTCATCGAAGGGATTCGGCTTGATGCCGAACTCTGACAAGATGCCAGAACACCTAGGATTAAATACGATTCTTGGTTCTCTTTTTTCCACGGGATCGGTCTTCAAAAAAGATTTCAATTTCTCCGTTCCGTCAATGATTCTGATTTTCTGAGAGTTAAAATATATCCCTGTCTTTTCCATCCATATCTCAGCAGGGGCGGCCATAGCCTGATGTTGTGTACCAGCGATATCTATGACTCCGTACTTAGCATCTTTCCACCATGGTCTTGCCTGTGCAATCTCTATGATTTCATCAGTAATTAAATCTCTCTCATATATTTCATCTATAACTCTGACCTGGTCGTTAACGATCTGTACTATTTCACATGCATAAGCTTCAGCATAACCAGGGTCGATCCATATATGTACGGGTATACCTGGTTCGTATTCAACATCTCTTATATGAAGATCAGGTCTGATCTCTGTGAACACCAATCCTTTAGGCGGAGCTGGTATTCCTTCGATTCTTTCCATGAAGAAGTCATCAGACGATGCTCTTTTAAGTGCCAGGATTTCAGGATCGTTCTTGCCTCCCGGATAGAGATGTTTGTTTGAGTAGCTTGGTAATGAGAAGGCCATCTCTTCTGGGTTAGATGCATGTTTCCATGCCTGGAACATCTGTGGATACCACCCTAATGAGCCTTCAAATGTCCCTGATAGGAACATCCACCCACGTTTAGGAGCACATCTGCCCCTTAATCTGTGAAAAGTTTCCAAATCTAACTGAGATGCCTCACAACCTATGATTCCATCGGGGGCTCTCATAGCCAGTGTCCTTGGATCTTTAGCTGATTTCGTTTCTATCCGTGTATCATCTCGTAATACTATTCTACCTGGGTCTACTCTCTTGGTGGATTCTTTAAGCCATCCCATTTTAGCAAAATCTTCTACCAGGTATTCGAATTCTGCTTTGGTTCTTTCATAATCAGCGGCCACTAACCAGAACAGCTGTTCATCTTCTCCTTCTACCACACGGGAAACCAGATATTTACTTGCCACCATAGACTTTCCAGCCTGTTCACCACCTGCAACCATTATAAATCGTTTCCGTGACTCCAAAATACTTTTCTGAAGGGGGGTAGGGGAATAAGATATCTTATCGAATGCTACTTCTTGAGGTGATTTCTGTATTTTTGTTTCGGAAGATACTACCATCATGCATCCTTGTTCATTCTTTCTCCAAGAAGTTTCTCAGAAGCCTGATCTGAATTTTTCTGCTCTATCGTGACGGAATCAACCTGCTGTAATTGCTGTTGTTTCATGTATTCACGGGCTGCCTCTCTGAAATATTGCATAGCAGCTACTCCATCTTCATCCTTCACGACTCTTTCCCTGTATTCTTCAGGGTTTCTTTTGTTGAGCTGATTGAAAACTATGAGTGCACCCGTACTATTGAGTTCGCCTTTTTCAGACATTTGTTTCTTCACAGTATCTCTTATTGCAGATTCGTATATCTCTGTGAAATCATCTTTAGCATCATTAAACCTTTGGGTATATCCCAAAACATCATGCTGTCTCCATAATTCATGCGTTCTTCTGGTCACACCTGCAGCTTCAGCAGATTCTTTGATGGTGCCAAATTCGTCATCCATCCTGAGG